ATAACTCCTGTAGCGCGTGAAGAGATTATCAAGAAAATCGAGAAAGAAGATTATTCTCACTCAATTGTTGATGAGGCGTCGTTCGGTGATATGTGGGTATTCGGCAAAGATTACGACGGTACGGAGTTGTATATAAAAATATCTATGGGTGCGCCGGGAAGCAAAACTATCTGTATCTCATTCCATGAGGCAGAGCATCCCCTTAACTATCCTTTCAAAAAGAAATAGGCTATGGAGAAGTATGTAGATATGAAAAGTCCATTGACTGGTGGGAATGTCAAGGAGGTAAGTATAACGGAAGTGAAGGAGTTCCGCAAGGAAAAATACCGTGTTCACGTCCGGTACTATATTTGTGAGGATACCGGTGAGCAATTCACAACGACAGAGCAGGATACATTGCAATTCAACGACCTTTACTCTCAGTATCGTATCCGCCACGGCATTCCATTCCCTGATGAAATTAAGGAAATCAGAACCCGATATGGATTAAACTATTCCCAAATTTCAAGAATTCTTGGATTTGGCACAAATCAATATGCCAAATACGAGAATGGAGAGGTCCCTTCGGAATCCAACGGCAAAATGATTGCAGCTATACGCGATAAGAATGTATTGTTGGGACTGCTTAAAGGTTGCAAGGACACTTTTCAGCCGGCAGAATATGAACGCATTCTTACTTCAATCAACATGAGCGAGATGAAGGATGATGAATACACCGCGCTTCACCGAGTTATCTTCAATGATGATAGCCGAAGCATATTCAATGGTTATGGAGGGAAAAGCGTCCCTAAACTGTTTGACATGGTTCACTACATCGTGATGAAGCATGGAGAGGTATTCCCGACGAAATTGAACAAGCTGATGTTTTATTCCGATTTCAATCACTACCGCAAGACAGGTCAATCAATCAGCGGCCTTCAATATCGTGCATTGAATTTCGGCCCGGTTCCTGACCATTACGCCACAATCTATGATAATACTCCCGAACTTGAAAAGCGACTGATTGAGGCTCACGATATGGTCAGCACATTGCTTACATGCAATTTCAATCAAGATTGCGAGACCCTTTCTGAATCTGAAAAGGAATCTATAGACTATGTTATTGGGAAATTGAAACCTCTTTCCGTCTCAGCGATAATAGAAGCGAGCCATCAGGAAAACGGTTGGCAACAAAGCTCCATTGCGCATAGCCTAATTCCCTACGACGAAGCTTTTGAACTGAAATTAGTATGAACAGAAAAGGACGGATAGCATTTACGAAGTTGGCTATCTGCCGGAAATTGATTAACTTCGCATTAGGTCAACGACCGCGTGTCCGGCATAGGTGCCGCACATGTCTTTAAGTTCGCAGACCGACCGCAGAAACACCCCGACAGGGCCACTTGTACGGCTCATGTACGGTTTAGATTTACACCATATTGTAAATCAATATTTTAACTGTTTCTGCATCGGAAAGTAAGCCATATTTTCAAGATTTTTTATTACAACATACTCATGACATATTCACGACATATAAACGCACGATAAACCAGAGATTTACTCCATACATAAAGGTTGTCTCTATCCCGAATAGCATGTTGTGGATATGCTAAGAATATGTTATATTTGTGGTACTATTTTGGTACTCGCAGAAATCAAGTACCCAAAGTACCAAATCTAAACATCACAGATTATGGCAGCAACATCAATCAAAGAGCCTGTTAGAATCAGGCGCAAGGCACTCGCCAATGGGAACGTCTCTCTTTATCTGGCAATCTACATCAATGGACATAGGGAGTATGAATTTCTTAAGCTCTACCTCATCCCTGAGAAAACGAAGGCCGACAAAGAGCGCAACAAACAGACAATGGCACTTGCCAACTCCATAAAGGCACAGCGTATTGTTGACATTCAGAATGGCGCACATGGCTTCAAGGGAGATTTCAAGGAGCAGACGCTGTTCTACGAATACTACAATGCGCTGACGGAAAAACGCAAGAAGAAGGAGAGCAAGGGCAATTTCAGCAACTGGGCATCGTGTCTTCGTCATCTGATGAAGTATGACCCACGAAAGAACCTAACCTTTGCCGACATCACCCCGAAGTGGGTTGAGGGATTCAGAGACTATCTGGAGAATAAGGCAGAGGCCTTCGGTTGCGACCGAAGAGAACGCCAGAATAAGAAACCTTTGTCGCAAAATTCAAGGCAGTCATACTTCAACAAACTCCGTGCCTGTCTCCGTCAGGCATACGAGGACGGCATTATTCGTGTCAATCCGATGAGAGGTATTCAGGGATTCGCGTCACAGGAAGGCACAAGAGATTACCTCACGCTTGAAGAGGTCAAGGCCATGGCGGCAGTTGACTGCGATTTTCCGGAGATCAAACGTGCGTTTCTCTTCTCATGTCTGACCGGTCTCCGTCGGTCTGACATCATCAAACTGACGTGGGGAGAGGTAACGGAACTTAACGGACGCACCCGGCTAATATTCCGACAGAAGAAAACCGGAGGTCAGGAGTATCTCGACATAACCCCACAGGCAGCTGAGCTGATTGGAGCGCGAGGGAAGGCCAAATCTACGGACAAAGTGTTTGGAGATATACGTTACCCCGGTGAGACCAACGACAGCCTCCGTATTTGGGCACTGAGAGCCGGAATAGACAAGAATGTGACCTTTCATGTAGGACGGCATACCTTCGCGGTTTTAATGCTCACGTTAGGCACAGACATTTACACCGTGAGCAAGCTTCTCGGACACCGTGAACTAAAGACCACCCAGATCTACAACTGTGCTTTGTGGGTGTAACAAAATATTTGTAACTTTGTGGTGCGGTCAATGGTGCGGCAATAATGCTATCC